GTATAAAATCTGCTTTAGAGCTTTTGATTGAATGTTTGCTCATCAATGGTACGACCTTCTGTTAATTCAACTACTGTAAAGTCACTGCACTTGAATAACTTGTTTAATTTTTCCATTAAATTGAAGGCATGTCCGCTATTACTAAAACTTACTTTTTTATATTTCGGGCCAGGATAATCAGATAAGCTGTTCATGAAGCTTCTTAAATTAAAAGGCCTACCCCTATAAAATACAGCATAGATGGCTTCAGCTTCTAAAATTTCTTCGCTCTTATAGGTAGCTGAATCTACATGTTTTAATAATATAGTTGGTTTAGGTCTTGCCATTTATAATCTCTCCAACTATATTTATCAGTTTTATGTAGGAATTTACATTGTAAAGTCTTGATACTACTTAAAGCTACCGCCGTTTAAAATGCCTAGCTTATTGGTTTTTTGTGAGGTAGACATTTTTTCTATTCCTTCACTTGTGAGTACAGTTATTTCTGCTAGTAAACTAATAGCAAAGTCTCGATCTAATTTTAGTTCGCGCTGACCTAATTTATTAGCATTGTTTACTAGTGAAGAAAACTCTTTAATCTTCGTCAATTTCATCGTAGTCTTCGTTAATGTCTAGACCGTCTTTTTGCTGACCCAATACAACTTTTAAATCCATTTTAGACTTATAAGGACCAACGTTGACGTTATTTTTAACTGTGCTAAGCCGAGGGCATAATGTTGTCACCCACCCGTTTTTAAACTTAATACCATACCAGCCTGATACATGCACACTCTTGCTTTCAGGCTTTTTAGTAAAAGTAGGATAGCCTTCGATTTCTTTTACATTGTAAACTTCTTCTCGATCTGTAGGATAGCCCATTACTTCAAGATGGCCGCCATGCCTAAAATCTCTAATAACAAATTCAATACCTAACTTTTTAAGGTCGGCATTGTCCTTTGCTTCATAGTCTGTGCGATTGATATTAATACTGAACTTATTATCTTTGAAGTTCATCATACCGACACGCTTGGCATTTTCTTCGAGAATCCAAAACTTATCTTTAATTACGCTTTTTGCTAGAATCATTTGTAGCTTGCTCCTAAGTATTCACCGTGTTCATTCATTCTGTCTGCAATGTTGATCAAATTCCATTTACCGCAGAATTTTACAAAATGCAAGCCAACCTGGCTTACGTTTGGTTTTGTTGTTGCATTAGAAATAGTTTCGTCTAATGCTAGTTTAATATCATCTGGCTGTTCAGTCAAGTCAATCAACTGTTTATTGGCTAGATATCTATCACGAACTCGGTGTTCTACATCGTTATGATCTACCCAACGCTGTAGCATCAAGTTATTCCAATTATAGCCCTTGCCATCCATGTCGGCAAACGCTTCTAAGAGTCCGACTTTGTTTTTTGTACCTTTTGTTCTAACGCCTGGATATGCTGAAAAAACGTTGTCGCTAGCGTCGCCACGCATACATTTTTCAAACAATAGCCATTTAGGATCTGGAGCAGGCTTTGGCTGTTTTGTTTTCTTGTCCAATACGGGCTTACCTTTTTCATCAAATATACCTTCTAGTGTAATAAGTTCTTTGCTAATACCATTGAACTGTTTTACATTAGGTGCTAGCAGTTGATAAAAGTCACTGTCACTACTTACAATAATATGTTCGTCGTTAGGATGGGTGTGAATAAACCTTGCAATAAAGTCGTCAGCTTCACATCGTGGATGTTGAAGAATAGTACAGTTTGTTTTAGCGTCGAAGTATTCTTTGAGCTCATCAAATGCTTTCCAAAACATTTGATCTTCTTCTTGTTCTTTGGGAGTCAATGCCGCACGAGCGGCTGTTCGATTTGCTTTATATGTTGGCTCAACATCTTTACGCCAGCTACGACCTTCTAAACAGATAACAACATGAGTACCTTTAAAGTCACGCCATACCTTGTTGATGCTGTTAAACATGATGTGGTATGACATACCAACTTTAGTCTCTGCATCGTCGCCACGCACAACATGTCGAGCACGGAAAAACATGTTAGCGGCATCTACTAGTAGATACTTGTTACTCATTTAAATATCCTTCTATTAGTTTATCGTCTATTTTATTTTTGAAATGATTGTTAAATTTTTGCAACAACTGCATCATCTGTACATACTCTTTTACCGTTAGTAAAATTTCATTAGTTTTCTCTGCGTTGGTAGATGAAATAAGAATGTGTCCATCTCCTACCCACTGTATAGAATGATTCCAAGTTGTGCTCATGCTAATAGTATAACAAATAAAAGTTTATTTGTCAATTCTTTTTACGACGTTTTTTTGGAAGGATATCGGCGTTGGCAACAAACTTGCTTTCTTCGTCCAATTGAGCACCAATGTTTTTGCACAGGTCAGTAAACCACTTGTCTACTACTTCCTCTTCTTTAGAACCTTGGTATCCGTGCTCACGCAAGAATTCGATAAAGGCCTGATTCCATTCCAGTTCCATGAATCCCTGCTTTGGATTGCCCTCGTCAAAATTTGTGCTAACGACATTGACCCACGGTTCGTTGCTTTCTTTTGGATTAGGAGGTTCTTGTTGTTTTTTCTTTTTACTAAAAATATCAAATAAGCTCATTTTTTTAATTTCCACATTAAATGTTCGTGTTTATCTTGCCAGTATGTTATTACTACAGGATCACC